CATGTGTTTGGCAAAAGCTGGGCAGAAGTGCCAACTTTAACATTTGTAATTCTATTTAACTTTGTATTCATATTGAACATTTGTTTTTCAAAGCCCAGCCTTCGCCAAGCACCAATCGTTAAAAAGCAAATTTAAACAAAAACCCTTAACTTTTACATTAATGGTTTAATTTATAATCATTCTAAATTACATTTTTGTAACAAAACAAACTATTTTTAATTTTATTGATATGAAAACCTACACAGCTAAATTCAATCCCGAAGTAAACAAAGGAGTATTTGCTATTTCTTTGGTGGAAAATCCAGCAATGGAGGGTTTATTTATAGCTTTATCGGAGCAAAAAGAAATCAAGTTAGCAGAAGTTGACAAAGAGCAACGTATATTAATGGGTTTAGTTTTAGAACCTGACAAACCAATATACAGAAATCAAGACGGCGAGGAGTTTAATATTGTTTTCGATGCCGATACAATTAAAGAACTTTCACATGGTTTCTTTAAATTCGGAAATCAAAGTAATTCAACGATTGAACACGAACCAACACAAAAAATAGAGGGCGTTACATTTGTCGAAAGTTGGATAGTTGAAGATAGTAAAATTGATAAGTCGGCTAACTTTGGATTTAGTTACCCAAAAGGAAGTTGGATTGCAACAATGAAAGTCGATAGCCCCGATGTTTGGGATAATTATGTTAAGACAGGAAAAGTGCAAGGCTTTTCAATTGACGCAATGGTTTCACTAGAAGAAGTAAATTTAAAATCAAATATAAAAATGAGTAAAGAGGTAGAAAATAGTTTAATTACGTTTCTAAAAGATTTGCCTTCACAAATTGCTTTAGCGTTAAAACCTAAAGAAAAAGAAGTAAAACTTGGAAGCGTTAAAACTGACGACGGAACAGTAACGGTCGAGTACGATGGCGAGATGCTAACTTTAGGAGGTGCTGTTTGGATGGTAGCTGAGGACGGAACAAAAGTTCCTTTACCTGTAGGTAGTTACACCCTTGAAACAGGAGTTGTAATCGTAGTTTCAGAAGAGGGTGTAGTTGGAGAAATTCAAGACACAAACGCACCAGCAGAGCCAACACCAATGTCGGCAGAACCAGCAGGAGCACCAAACAATGACGCTCAAATTGCTGAGGAAATTAGTACAGCAATTAAATCAATTTTAATTAAGTATTCAGAAATTGAAACTAAACTAAATGCGGTTTTAGAGAAGAACACAAAATTAGAAGCTGACGTTTTAGAATTATCTAAACAACCAGCCTCTAAAGGAATTAAACAACCTGAGACTAAACTTAATTATTCAGAAATGACTGAATTAGAAAAAAGAAAATGGCACAGAGAAAATACGAACTAAAAGATGGAGTTACTCTACAGCCTTATGGAGTAAATAGTCTGATTAATAACGAAAACTTAACAGATGAAATCGCAGAGTTTTTAATTGAAACAGGCAAAGCAGAATTAAAAGATTTTAAAGAAATTAACAACAATAAAAAAAAATTAAACAATGGCAATAGTAAGTAATTCAATCGATATTTTAGGAGTAGCCGCAGAGCCTATAATCGAAGAAATCCTTTTCCAAAACAACACCTTAGCAAAAGGGTTAGTTACATTTGAGGATGACGTAAAGGCGGAAACAATTTTCACGGAAGCAGACGCAACAGCAACAATGCAAGCGTGGACTAGTGGAGTTCCAACAAGTGCTGGTTCTCTTAATTCTTGGGACGTTAAAGTAACACCAAGTAAAGTGATGTTTTATCAAGAGTTCAATCCTGAAACTTTAAGACTTACACGTTACAAAAGAAGTATGAAGCCCGGAGCTTGGGAAAACTTCTCGACTGAATTTGAGCAAGTAGTAATTGGTGGAATTTATGCAGATAGAATTTCATTGAGTGCTGAGAAAAACTTTTGGTTAGGTGCTACTTCGGCAACTAAATCAACAATTGCTGGGTTAACAGCTGGTACTTTAAATACAGAAATCGGAACCGCTGAAAAAGCTATGGTTGCCGCTTCTTTGGGTGCTGATGGTTTATTTGACGGTTTGTTAACTAAAGTTTTGTACAACAACTCAAGAGCAACAGGAACAGATCAAGTAGGAGAAAGAATTAAAGTTGTAGGTACTACAATTACTTCTGCAAATATTAAAGCTGAATATGACAAATTATATGCGGCTATTCCAGCAGTGGTTTTAGAGAATGGAACTTTACCAACTATTTACGCACCTTATTCTCATAAACAATTAATCACAATCTTTAACAACAACGTTGCAAATTACAAAGATGCTTTTGCTGTTAACGGTGACTCTTACGGCTTCAATGGTTTGACTATCGAGTTTGTTCCAATCCCTGAGAATGTAATGTTATGCGCTAAGAAAGAGCATCTATTTTGGGTGACTGACTTATTAAGTGACGTTAACACTTTAAAAATGGATAGAATAGCCTCAAATAGAGAGGACTATTTCTTGAAGTCTATCATGTCAGAGGGTGCTCACGTAGCAAATCAAAAGTTTAACGTTTTATACGTCGGATAATTTAATAAAATAGGGCTATTAACTTAGCCCTTTTTAAAAAATAATAATATATGTGTGATATAACAGCAGGAAGAACTAGACCTTGTAAAAATAGTGTTGGTGGACTTGGGGATTTATTTATCTTCAACTATATTGAAAAGCCTTTCACCTATTCAAACGGAATAGTTACAGCAATTAACGTAGGGTTAACAGAGGTTTTTAGATATGAAATTGAGGGAGATAGCAATACTTTAGTTGAGAATATGGTGTCCGATAGAAATACAGGAACTACCGTAAACACTCAAACTTTAACTATTGTATTAAAGAAAATTGATGCTACAAGTTCTGCTCAATTAAATCTTTTAGCAAATGGCTTTCCAATGGCGGTGGTAAAAGATAGAAATGGCATTTACCACGCTATAGGAATAGATGACGGTATTGATTTTACAATTGATAGCGCAACAGGAGGAGTTAAGACCGACTTAAATGGTTATACTTTAACAGGAGTTTCTACAGCAGGAACTTTATCGCCTAAATTAGACACGGCAACAATAGCTGACTTTTTAGCTTTAGTTGCATAACATAAAAGAAAGGAGAATTAAACCGCTATTTAAATGATAGCGGTTTTTTTGTAACAAATAGTTATATATTTTATTTTATTAATATGAAAGTAGTTAACCCGAACGATACAACTCATTTAATAGTATTAATTCCTAGATATTACCCTTTAGGAACTATAAAACTATCGTTATTTAACGAAAGCACAAGTTTTGAAGAGTATGCAGCCAACACTTACATAGTTCTTAACGGTGTTTTATCAATTGATTTTGATTATACTTTTAAAGAGGGCGATAGATACCAAATTAAGATAGAAGACGGCACAAACGTACTATATAGAGGGTTATTGTTAGCCACTACACAAGAAACAGAAGATTACATAGCAAGAAATCAATATTTTTACTAAAAAATGGCAGATAATATAAGATTAATTCAATTAAACAACTACATACGCCCGAAAATTGAAGAAAATAAGAGTAAAAACTGGGTTTTAAATGGCAGAAACAACGGTTTTTATCAATATTTAATAGATAGATACAACGGTTCTCCTACAAACTCAGCAATTATAACGTCTTATGCCGATATGATTTATGGTAAAGGTATAAAAGCACGTAATGCGCAGACTAAAATAGAGGATTGGGCGAAGTTTAAGACTATTTTAAAGGGCGAAGACTTACGAAAAATCATTTCAGACTTTGCTTTATTCAATGAATTTTCAATGCAAATTATAAAAGCTAAGAACGGAAAGGATTTAGCGACTATAAAGCACTTGCCTAAAGAGCGTGTTGCTCCTGCATTAGAGAATGAAGACGAAGAAATAGACTTGTATTGGTATTGCCGAGATTGGAAAAACACCAATAAATACAAGCCTGATGACTTTAGCGCATTTGGTTACTCTAAAGACCCTATCGAAATATATGTCGGAAAGCCTTACAAAGCAGGAAAGACTTATTTTAGCGACCCTGATTACTTAGCAGGGCTTCCTTATTGCGAAATGGAGGAGGAAATATCAAACTATTACGTTAATCATATTAAAAACGGTCTTTCATTTGGATATATCATTAATATACCTGATGGCAATAGTATGACTGATGACGAAAAGGACGAATTAGAACGTAAAATTAAGGATAAACTAGTAGGAAGTTCAAACGCTGGTAAGTTTGTAATCTCTTTTAATGGTAGGGATGCAGAAATAACAATTACACCTTTACAGATTAATGATGCTCATAAACAATGGTCTTATTTAACTGAGGAAAGCCGTCAACAAATTATGACTTCACATCGTGTTGTTAGTCCAATGTTATTTGGAATCAAAGATAATACAGGATTTGGAAATAATGCAGATGAATTGAATGTGGCACGTGAACAATTAATTAATTTTGTTATAGAGCCTAAACAACGCTTTTTAATAGATGCTATTAATGAAGTTTTAGAACACTACAATATTAATTTAGAATTATATTTTGATACTCAAATTACTACACCAACCACACAATTAAACAGTCACGTTTGTTGTGGTGCTGAAAAAAAAAAGACTGATTTAGATTTGTTTATTGATTTGGGAGAAGATAATCCTGAGGGATATGACTTAATAGATGAAATAGAAGTTGACTATGAAGAAGAAACATCATTAAGCTTAGCAAGTACAGGAACGGCAAACCCAAACGCTAAAAGCTCACAAGATGGCGAAGATTTTATAGTAAGATATAAATATACAGGAAGTGAAAGTCCTGAAAGAGAATTTTGTCAAAAAATGATGTCAGCTAATAAAATCTATCGTAAAGAAGATATTATTGCAATGGAAAATAAGGTAGTAAATGCAGGTTGGGGAGCGCATGGAGCAGACACGTATTCTATTTGGCTGTATAAAGGTGGAGGGGATTGTCATCATAAATGGTTTAGACAAATTTATTTAAAAAAAGGCGTTAAAATTGATGTAAATAGTCCTTTAGCTGAAATAATAAGCACAAGCGAAGCAAGGCGAAAAGGATTTAAGCTAGAAACAAATGACACTTTAGTAAGTGTTGAGCCTAGAAATATGACTAATAACGGATTTTTAAAACATAGATAATGGCAGAATTTTTATTTATAACACCGCAAGAGATAACATCTACTACTGTAATGGGTGGAAATGTTGACCCGCAAAAATATACTTTTTGTATCGCAAACACTCAGGTAACAGTAATTGAGCCGTTGCTAGGTACTGAATTGTATGATAAGATAAAAACAGAAGCCGAAGCCAATACTTTAACGGGTTTATACTTGGAATTGTACGACGAATTTGTAAAACCAATTACTAAAAACAAAGCAGTCGGGGAATATATCGAAATTGCTAGTTATATGGTTGCCAATGGAGGTTTATTTAAGCACACAGGAGATAATATAGAGGTTGTTTCTAAAGAAGAGGCGCAATTTTTAGCAGGAAAATATAATAACTACGCTCAAATGTTTATAGGGCGTTTTAATAAGTGGATTTGTGCCAATCACTTGCCAGAATACAAAACCTATCAAGATGAAGTCAATGCAAGTAGAAATATGAAAGTAAATGCAGGATGGAAATTATAACAAGTGGATATAATAGAAAATGTAAAAGCAGTCAGGGAGGGTTAGATAAGATTTGGCTTTTCCCTTATGTGAAATATTCGAGAAGTCAAATAGTAACAGACACTAATTTTTTAGTCTCATTTCCGCAAACTACTATCTACTCTTTTTATTCAAACGGCACACCAATATTCTCAGAAGATAACGAAACAGAAGACGGCGGAAAGTATTACAATCAATCAATAAATTTAGAATTAAACGGCGTTGAGAATATAGATAGATTATTAAAAAAAGACTATAGAGTTATAATAAAAGATAATAACGGTTACTTTAGAATATTAGGGTTATATGCAGGTTTGGAATGTGAAAAAATAGATTATAATTCAGGCTCAAACAAACAAAGCTTTAACGGATATAGTTTGAGTTTTACAGGAAAAGAAGAAAAACCGAGTTTCTTTATAGAAAACTTAGAAGATGCAGGATTTGTGGATAATGATATTGTGTTTAGAATAACAGAAGCGGGAGAATTTAGAGTAACAGAAAATGACGAATTTAGAATATTAGGATAATGGCAAATAAAAAAATAACAGATTTAAACCTAGCGACTACGCCTTTATCTGGCGCAGAGCAAATTGAATTAGTACAGTCAGGAGAAAGTAAAAGAGCACCCATAAACGCTTTATCAACTCCTTTCAATCTACAAGTTTACGAAGAGGGCGACACGCCAATTTCCAACGTCAATGAAATAGAAGTCATTGGCGCAACGGTAACGGATGACGGAGGCGGTAAGGTTACATTAGAAATTGAGGCGGGAACAACGCCTAACCTTCAACAAGTCTTAAATGTTGGTAACGTTGCCAATGATGTTGAAGTTTTCATTATTGGAGGAAACAAGCGTTTAGCATTTAGTGGAGGAAACGTGGAAATTACAAATCTTGATGATGGAAATTTCACATACCGTGATGATTTAGGGTTTTATGTTGTAGATACGACAGGTAATGAAAGTGCATTTTTAAAAGAAAAGATAACCACAGAAAACGGCGAGTATCTTATACCAACAGGAGTAAGTTCGCCGTTGGCAACATTGGCAGATATTACAGGCGGTGGAGCAGTCGATAGCGTAAACGGACAGACGGGCGTTGTTGTATTAGATGCTGACGATATTGACGAAACAGCGACAAGAGTTTATGTAACGCCAACGCAAAAAACAGCAATAACACACTCAAACCGTGCTACTTTAGATGCAATTACAGAAG